GTCTCAGTAGTGGCAAGCGAACGAGCAAAGCAAAGGCCAACCGCCCCTAGAGTGCTTGTGCTGATAGCTGTGGTGCTAGTGTCCAGCTCAAGCGTTACAGACGCCACGCCTGCGGTAGCCATGCTGGCAGTTACCCCAGAAGCTGCGAAAGACTGCGAAAGCGAACCCTTGGCAATCTGTCCATTGATGGTGTAGGTCACGTCTGGCATTGGAAAACCCTAAAAAGGTGGCACGCCAAAGAAGCTGGCAAAGTCTTGTGATTTGTAAGGACGACGCTCAAGGATATCTGGCTCACCGCTAGAGCGAATATCACCATCGGGCTCTAAAGGCTGCGGCGTTTGGCTTGGCACTTCTTGACCATATGTTTCGCTGAGAGAATTGTCGTCGGTTACTGCTACAGGTGATTTTGGGCTAGTGCCGCCTGGCAAATAGTTAAAGCCGACATTCGGCAGCTTTAGCACCCAAGACTCAGGCCTGTAGAGCAGTTCTACCGAAACCTCCCAGTACCGCACCTCAATGTCGTTCACAACCTCAACACGCTGTTGTGCGCCAATGCCTTGGCATTTCCATGTGTACTGTGGTGCATTAAGAAAAGCTGCGTTGTTTATCGTGTTGGTTACGCTGTTGGCTAGGCCAACTGGAAACGTAGGACGATTGCCAGAGATAACAGCACGCATCTCCGAAGACTCTATCTGCAAGCCTTCAAAGTAATCGCCTGCCGTATTGGTCAATGCTTTCTCATCACCATTGCCATCGCCGTCATAATAAGTTAAAGCAGGCACCTGTCGCGTAGTGGTTGAAAAACTCCACACATCAGGCCGTGCAAGTGGGTTGGGCTCAAAATCTACGTTGCCAACCTGCGGCACCTCATAGCGATAGACAACCTCGGCGTGATATGGCGTAGGCGTGTTTTCCTTGACGCTTCCTTCAGTGCATCGCAGAAACGGATACTCAGGATGGAAAGCACCGTGAAAAATACCAATGGCGTTTAGGATCGCCTGATTGCTCTCCGCTGGCGTTGTCAATGTTACGCCGAACCGCCGCTGTGCAGTCGGTGCATCGCCAAAACGATGCGTGAAGCTGCGTCCTGTGAGTTCACGATATGACGCTACGCTCATGGTGCTGCCCCTAAGATGTCAACTGCTGGTGCTTGCCGCATGTCCTCTCGCAAACCTTGCAACTCCTCGACAGTCTGATCGCTGCCTTCCTCTACCGCACGCTCAACGCCACGAGTAGCATCGACGCTTTCCTGCGGTGCCTCTGGTGGTTGTGCAAACTGCTCGCGGGTTTGATTCAGAGTTTCACGCAGCCCTTCAATGCCGCCGACAAGCATTTCGGTCAGGCCACCTTCTTGCCTGCGTGCAATCTGTGCTTCTAACTCGGCAATGCGTGCCTGCTGTTCGGCTGTAGGGTTAAACTCTGTGACGGTTTGGGCATATGGCGTGTTCTTGCCAATCACACGTCGCGTAGTTGCAGCTTCACGAATCTGTGCAAGCTCTTTCTCGTCTGCGGTTTTTTCAACAACACCTAGACTGCTCAGAATGGCAAGGATGCCATCTGCAATCTGCCCAAGCACTTCGGCCAGCGTCTGTAACCCACCCAAGAACGCCTCGGCAAACGAAAACAGTGCGGCTGTAATCGTCTGGGTTATGTTCTCAGGCCCAATGCGTTCCACCATGTCGAGAAGTTTGTTCACAATGTCGGTGACGACAGGAGCAAGCTGCGAGGTGACCTGATTGATGATGCCGTCGAACGTGGCCTGCACCAGGCCCAGTGCGCCGTTCATTTCCTTGATCGCAGTTGTCTGGTCTGTATTGAGAACGATGCCAAGACGCTCGGCACGGCCAGCAAGCTCATCCATGCCTGCACCGCCATCCTTCAGTAATGGCAGCAGGTTCGTCATGTCAGACGCCATTGCTTCCATATAGAAGGTCAGATCAGCCTGCGAAAGATTTGCCTTCTCTAGGCTATCGACAAACAACTGCAAGGCCTGCGGACCAGAAAGTCTTTCAAACTCATCTGCTGTCACGCCAACCTTTGGAGCGATGTTCTCAAAGAAATCGGCCATTGGGCCGCCGCCAGTTTCTATGAAATCACCAATGCGATCGTTTACATCCTTCAGGATGTCGGCCATCTTGTCCTGCTCGATGCCGACGCTGCGTGCCGCCAATGCGACTTTCTGAAACTCCTCGACTGAAGTATTGGAAACCTGAGCAAGGGTGGTCAGCTCACCAACTGACGCACGCGAGTTATTGAATAAGTCAAGTGCAGACGAGGCCGCACTAGACAACGCACCTGCAAGAGCCTTCGCACTGTCGATCAACGCACGGCCAATCTCAATGGTTTTTAGGATTGCCAAGTCCTTGGCAGACTTCTTGCCTGCCTCAGCCATTGAGTCGAGCTTTTGATTGACTTCGTTGACGCTCTTAGCCAAGCCAGCCGTGCTGGCTGAAATCTGCAATGCGAGGCCGAGTGCTGTGGTTGCCATCAGCTATCGCCTCCAAGAAGGCGAGCCAGTTGTTGCATCTTTGCTGCAACCTGTAGCTCGTGTTGCGGTGGTGCAGTGACAGGCACAAAGTCCGACGGCTTTGGCCTTCGGCCTGGCCGAGTGTGAGGCGTCAGCACCGCTGTCGCCACTACGCCTGCTTGCTGCCACGGGTCGTCCAAAGGCCCGCGAAAGTGCGCAACGTATGCGTACCATTCGCTCAGCTCGCGGCTGTCCATTCGTTCGCATAGCTCTGCCACCGTCATGCCAAGATGCCCAGCCAAAGCGAACAGGAATCGTCGCGTTGGCCGGGCATTTAGTTTTTTGCTAGCTCGTCTACTTGATCGCTTGTGAGGCCGTTCTGCTCGCGTGCAATCTCAAAAAGTCTGTTGACTACCTTGGAATCTTGAGCTGCTAGCTGCTCTACCTCATTGTCTGCGAACAACCGCGTGCCATTCTCATCGCAGAGGCACTTGACCAAAAACACACTGCGAAAGTTTGCAACGCCGCCCTTCCCTTGCTTGTCCAACCATGCAAGCTCCCAAGCATCACGCTCGCCAGCAGTCATGGTTCGCATAAATACTGGCGTCCCCCACTCTGGCACTTCGACTTTTTTAATCTTCTTTGTCGTGCTGCTAAGAATCGCGGCCTTAATGTCCATGCAATCCCTCAAGTGATAATCGAAAACTCAGCCGAGTATCGGGTCACCCCATTCAAGTTTGCCTCGGCTGTCACGTCCAAACATACCGCATCAACCGACAATGCCATACCACCACCGCTGATGGTTAGCGTTCCTGTCGTTCCCCATATGCTAGTGCTAATGCCGCCTAGACACTCCAGGCTGACGCTTCCAGCTTCCGCTAAATATGCGGAATCGCGTGCAGACGTGTAGCCACCGCCAACAGTCCATGAAAGGCCTGTAACTTCTGTTGCTGGCGAGCCGTTAAACGAAAACGATATGCCTTGCGATACGGTTGCCACGAGTGCCTCCCAGCTTTAGCTGGCAGCAACACGAAGCGTGGCACTGCCGCGAATCACGTCGTTGATAGCGAGCGTCACATTGGAGCTTGCGACAGTTGCCGATCGGCTCAACGAAAGGCCACCCGCAATGGTGAGCGTTCCGCTGGTGTCAGATGGCAGCTCAGTTGTTCCGATGTAGTCAAACGAAATCTCAACGCCTGTGTCGTCAACGGTGCCAATCAGCGGAGCATCCTGGCTGGCACGCTGCTCGCCAGTCGTTTGGCCGAGATTGGAAATGTCGATGCGGTCACGAACATCGTTGTAGTTCAGTGTGAGATTGGTGACGGTGAATGTCGTGCCGTCAAATACCAGGCTCGTTCCTGAACCATCATGCGGCGTTGTCGCCATTGGTTATGTCTCCTGCCACCAAATATCTAAGTCCATTTCGACGGCAAACGCTGGCGGCTTCTCGCTGCCTGCAAGCTGCACTAGCTCGTCGCGTTCCTCGTCCACCGTGGTCTGCTTGACTTCTGTATTGTCGAAAACGCCACGGTATCCATCCAGAACAGCACGCACGGCATCAGCAAGATTCCGCACCTCGTCATAGGTGTCGGAATAGCAGACGACGTTGAGCGTCAAACGTGGCACGCCTACTGGGTGCTGAAATGCCTGCTCACGTTCAGTGCCGGTGCGTCTGGTCACGATAAACGGCAACGCATCGTCTGGTGACGCATACTGTGCGAACACACGATGCCCAACGTACTGCACCACGTTGGCGTCAGAAATCAGAGCGTTGCGGATATTTTTGTCGGGATATCTGACTGCCATTATCGTGTGCCAGTTCTGCGAAACTTTCCGGCCATTTCCATAATCGCCTTTTCGACGCCAGCAGCGAGCTGCAATTGCATTTCGGCTTTGAGTTCACTCTTGGTTTCTGCAAAAGTTGTCTGCAACGGTGGCCTGCCAGATTTACCACCAACACGCATTTTGCCAAGCGATACTTTGCCGCCAGAAAACGTACCTTTCAAGAAGGCTTTTGGTGGTTTCGGAGATGTCCGCAATGCACCTCGCAATCGTCTGGATTTCATTCGCCGGATTGAAAATGCGCCGCGAGTGTTGAACGAAGATGCGACACGTCCTGTGGTTGTTCTCTCGCGTGTTCCTTTTTCTACCAAATGCGCGTGATAGCCCAGCTCGTTGCTTTTTCTATCCTCGATCTCTGTACCGCGAGGCGGTTTGCGATAGCCAATCAATGCTACGCCAGCACCATCCCGCACATACCGCTTCGTTCGCTTTTTCACGGCCTTCTTTAAATTGCCGGTTGGCCCTCGCGGCGTGTTTTTCTTGAGCCGTTTATAGGCAGGATCAATCGCACGTCCTAACGCTGCGGCCATGTGTTTTGCAGCTATGTTCCCCGGTAGCTGACGAAACGCAACTCGTATTTCCTTTAGCGTTGGCAGCTCAATGTCTATCTCAATGCCCATTACGCTACCTGCTCTTGGCAAATCAAAACGTGTTCGCTGCGGTTGCCGTACTCTAACACGCTTACTACATCCAACGTGCGGCTTCTCCATTGCAAACGCATTTGATTGGTAAGGCCGTCGAGATACCGAATCCGCACTTTGTGCGTCACTTCAAACTGCTGCTGGCCGTACTGCAAAGCCTCGCGGCTACTGACGCCTTCAACGCTTGCCCAGCGAGTTGCGTATGTCGTCCAAGTTAGTTGCGATTCACCAAGATCGGATGTGCTGCGAGCAGGTTGCTGCACAGTAACTCGCTCACGCATCTGGCCTGGCAGGATCATGCGTAGGAACCCCACTTGCAAGTATCTAGCAAAGCCTTGACGCCAAACGGAACATCCTGCGGCACTGCTCCCGTGGCTACGGCAGCCTGGCGGTTTTCGTATAAATGTCCGATCAGCATCAGCATGGCGTGGCGTATCGCCTGCGGCACATCAGAACCAGCAGCACCGTAGCCAGCCCACCACGTCACTGTCACGGCGTTGGGATCAGTAAGGTGGCTAGGCCAGGTGCCGTTATAGACAGTGCGGATGCGGCCAGGCGTGGCATCCCTATCGACACGATAGCTCGACGCTGAGAGCGTTGCCGTCGTCGGCGTGGCCGTCCCTGAGCTGCCAGGATCGAGAGCGTATGTCACAGTGGTGGCAGTCAGCGTGCCACTCGTCGCCATCGGTGGACGTGGCAACTCAAACTCATACGGAAACGTATCCATCCGCATTGTGAGCTGCTGCGACACTAGAGCCCTGTCTAGGTACTCCTCGCAGTATTTGCGAGCCGCTGTGATTAGCGAGCCGATGTAGGTGTCATCGTCGCTGATATCTACTCGCAGATGCTCTTTGGCCTCGGCCACGCTGACAGGCTCAACAGCCGGTGCCGTCTCAGTCGTCAGGCTGCGGTATCGCACGTCGCCGTCTCCTCGTTCGCTTGACTGCTGCTGTTCGCGTCTCAGGCTCTGCCGTCGCG